AATGGTTGACAGCCGCCCTTGTAATGCCAAAGATTCTAGCAAGCTCACTCTGTGAGCCAGCAAGTGTGATAGCTTGTTGTATATCCATCTCGACAGTATAGCAAAATCAACAAAGTGTTGAAAGAAAGATACACTAGGGAAAGTACTTAGATAAATATCTTGTTTAGTCTGTTTACTTTGCTATACTAACGTCAGCCCATAACAAATCGTAAGTGGGTCTTTAAGGAAGCAAAATGAACTTTGAAAAAATCATGGATTACGTTACAGCAATATCAATCGGTGTTGGCATGGCAGTTTTACTGGTGGCATGGTGGTCAACATGAACGCATTTCCACAACCAAATCCAGTTGCAAATGAGTTTCATCCTCATTATGGAAAAGACAGAGGCATGACCTTGCGTGACTACTTTGCGGCTAAGGCGATGCAAGGCATCTGCGTCAGCAAGGACGAGGCTGGCACGCTGGTGAACCACGGCTACGACTGGATTGCTGGCGAGGCATACCGCATTGCAGACGCCATGCTGAAAGCGAGGGGAGAATGAACACACGATTCCTAACCCACGTTCGTAAGATATTCAGCACCTACGATGCCCCTCCAGAGGTCATTAGAGCCTACCAAAAACAATGGGTGAAGTCAGTACGCCAGTTAGGTGATAAATGGCTTGTAGCTAAACAGGTGCAAAGAATCCAATGATTACCAGAGAAGACGCAATCAAAGACCTGTCAGGGACTTATTGCTGCTACTGCACAAACCCTAAGACCTACGGCTCATGCTGTGGAGAAAACCACTTCGTACCTTTCGAGGATTTATACGAGGAAGACAAAGAAGCAATGATTGAAGAATATTTAAGTGAAGGAAATTCAAATGGTACATAAGAAGTTAATGAACGCTCGGATGGCTTTGCAATCCATGTCGTTAAAGAAGTCAGGACACAACAAGTTCGCGGGCTACCAATATTTTGAATTGGGAGACTTTCTGCCCCAGATCAATGAGATTTTTCATAGCCAAGGATTGTGTGGAGTTATCTCATACACCAAGGACTATGCAGACCTGACCATCACAGATGTAGATGATGGCACTTTCATTACTATCAGTTCGCCAATGGTAGAGGCCAATCTAAAAGGGGCACACGCTATCCAAAATCTTGGTGCTGTTGAAACATATCAGCGCAGGTATCTCTGGATGACAGCAATGGAGATCGTAGAGCATGACGCTTTAGATTCCTCTGCACCGATCAAAGAGGAAAAGGTCATCATCACGCCTACACAGGGCGCAATGGATAGCATCCCAGAAGACGAACAAATCTATCTCAAAGAGTTAGCAGTTGATTTAATTGCTACCTGTGAGCAAGGTGAACCTAAGGTAGCTTGGGTGAAGTTGGAATCAGAGAACCTAGACGATCAACAAAAGATCGCTCTATGGACTTTGCTTCCTAGTAAAGTAAGAAGTGCATTGAAAGGTGCGAAAGGATAAATATGGAATACGATAATAATAATCGAGGTTCGTTGTTTAAAAACGACAGGAAAGACGATGCCAAGTTTCCTGACTATAAAGGGTCTCTGAATGTAGATGGAACAGACTACTGGCTATCTGCTTGGATAAAGATCAGCAAGGATGGAAATAAGTTCATGTCTTTGTCTGTCAAGAATAAGAACGCTGATGCTTCTTTGCAACCTAAGAAAAAGGTTAAAGAAGAATTTGACGATAGCGATTTACCATTTTAATTTAATAGGGGAAAGCGGATGCCGAAAGGTGCAGCGAGTACCCGCTTCAAGGAGAAAATAATGGATATTAAAAGTGCTTTTGACAGAATGTTTAAGATGCCTGACTTCCCAAGAGTGAGAAGCACAGACCCTGTAACTTCATTTGAAGCAGCAGAGGCCATCAAGCCAGTAATAGAAGACCACCACAGAATAATTCATGCCTGTCTGCAAGAATATGGTGCTTTAGGTAAAGATGGGATAGCAGCATTGACTAACCTAGATGGAAATCAGGTAGCAAGACGCTTAAACGAGATGAAAGTTTTAGGACTTATCTATCTCACAGGTAACACAGTTAAATCAAACTCAGGTAGAAACGAAAGGGAATGGAATGTCGTACGCTGATATTGAAATTCGGATAATTCAATGGGCAGAGGCTCGTAAGATTATTCCAAACAGTTCACCAGAGACTCAGCTTCTCAAGGCTATGTCTGAACTTGGTGAGTTAGCTGATGCAACCATTAAGAAAGATGAGGAAGCAGTCATAGACGCTGTTGGCGATGTAATGGTTTGCCTTATCAATTATTGTGCTTTGCAAGACATCAATCTGGTAGACTGTATGGAAGTTGCGTACGATCAGATTAAAAATCGGAAAGGCACACTATTGCCCAACGGATTGTTTGTCAAAGATGTTTAAAGTTGAAATTTCTTTTGGCTACGCTGAACCTGAGAAAATCACGATTGAAACCTTTGACTTTGATAAGGTAAAAATACTTCAAGAATTCATTATGTTTCAAGAAAAACATGGTTGGGCAGTCGAATATGAAGCAGTCATTATTGACGATTCAGATTAACAAAAGAAACTTATAAGTTACTTAGCCAACAAGTAAAGACCCACATTTGAAAAGGCGTAACCTGCATAGACTATCGCCATGTGTGGGTTGTCCTTCCATAACTGCTCACCAGCAATGTAGGCGTATATCGCACCTGTGAGGATAATTAGCCAAGCACTCAAAATGCACTCACATCTATTACTTCACCACGAAACTCAACCATGTCCTCATCAAACTTGTGGACAAGTTCAGGCCACAATAACTTCCCATTAAAGAAGTTGAGAACAGCAAAGCCTGATCTGTGGTTACTAGGATTTAGTTCACCATAGGTAAACTGTGGGCCATCAATCTCAGCAAGTGTCCCTGTATCTACCCCGAATCTGTTGCCGTTATAGTCAGAAAATGGCGTAACCTTGAGAGAGTGTAGGTGTCCAGTAACAATTGACACCCCTGCATTGATAGTATTGTTATGAGCAGCGTGAACTCCACCTTTAAATCGGTGCTTGATAATGACCTCTGGGGTAGGCCAACAAGCCCAACAAAACTCCCAATTAGGAATGTGGTCTGTCAGCTTAAACCCAACAACATCCTTAAACTGAGGTGCGTGTGAGGCCAATCTATTGGCAAACCTAGAATCGTGATTACCCCATGTAAAGATTAACTTTACATTGTGTCTCTCAGCTTTAGCCACTTCCTCGATTTCGTCAAGCATTGCCTGACAAGCCTTTAACTCTTGAATGACAGAAGTCTGAGGTAAATCAGAAGCATCAAAACGGCTTATAGACGCACCATCAAACGCATCACCATTGCATATCACCGCCTTGGGTTTGAACTCTTGGATAGCCCACAGAAGCCCTTTAAAGGCTGTAGATCGTTGCTGCGGGATAAAGTGGGCATCAGAGAAAACAATCACACACCCATCTAGGATTCCAAGATCAATTTGTTTTAAAGGTGAGAATGACTTTGGTTTATCAATATCGTATTTCAAGCCTCTTGGGTCAGTAGCAGATAATTTGATCTTGTAGTGTTGCTCAATGAACCTTCTACGCAAATAGACTGCTCTAAGACAAACTCCAATTGTTTCTGCGACTTTGACAGCAGACCGATGATGACCCCATATCTTGATGAACTCTGCATCAGTACAGGCTTCGTTATTTGACCCCATGAGAATCCTTACAAAATAAGTTTTCTAGCAAGTTGATAACCCTATGCTCTTGCATTTCAATATCCTCGTCTGAGGACTTTGGGTCTGTTGCAACCATCATTAAATCGTGCAAGAAAATATGCAAGCACTCATGCAAAGCAGTCTTGTCTAGTGACTCATCAGTTATTTTCTCTGCACCAAAATCACCCAATCGGTAGATAGCAAGCCTAGCAGTCTCGTTAAACTCAACAGAAGCCATTGCTTGCTTGGCAGGTTTGATTCCCTTTTCAATTCTCCAATCACCAAGGTTCAACACTTCTTGCCATCTTTTGATACATTCATAAAAGACTTGTGCGTCATCTTGGTTGGGGATATTAGGCATATCAACACTTTACATTGGTTTCATTACAGTTTAGTTTAAGAACAAAGCCACTTCTGCTTTACGTCTTTTGACTAACCCTGCTAACTCTTTGCCACCAGCCTTAGTCCAAGACATAAATGCCTCTGCTGCCCCACTCCAATCCTCACGATTAACCTTCATGCGGATGGTAGAACGCTGGTAGTTACCTAGCCCTGCGTTATAGGCAAAAGAGACAACAGCATCGAATTTCCCTTGATGACTAACCAGATTAGGGCTAAGTCGAAGAACACCACGTTCAAAACTGCCGATGTCCACC